GAAGAGCGCGAAGTGAAAATGCGAGACGGCGAATCGTATGATCGTATCATGCCAACCATGTCCAACCAGGCTCGGAAAGTCGTCGAGGGCATGGTGGACATTTGGGCGTGCTTTCAATACGACGGCCGTCGGCGCGTGCTGACGGTTGTTGGCGATGACCATGTGGCAGCGGGACATCGGTTCGCCGATCACTTCCGCACGCCAGATGGTCGCCCACTGCGCCACATTTATATGGGGCGGAGTGCGAAGGAAGGCTTTGCGAACCTGATGGCAGCTTGGAACAACGAGTTCGAGCCGCACAAGGATAGCGACGCCGACGAAGTGAAGTCGAAGAAATCATCGAAGATCAAGCTACGCAAACCCGCGTAGCTCTGAGGAGGCCAACGTGAAGAGAACCAAGAGCAAGAAGTCTGGCAGCAAGTCTGGCGCGTCGAAGTTCAACCTGGAGAAGTGGATTCGTCGATCGTCCGACTCGTTCAAGTCCGCTGCGGAGAATGCGGCGAACAATTCCGGGTACGCCACGTTCGATGACGGCCGCTACGCAATGCGGCTGGTCAGCCTGTCCATCGGTACGTCCCAGTCGAGCGGGCGGGTGCAGGCGTGCATGGAGTGGAAGTTCCTCAAGGGCGAGTACAAGGGCAAGACGTACCGGTCCTACCGGGGTCTCGACGACGATCTCGGCAAGGAATACTTCATGAAGGACATGGCCCGCCTCGGGTACGAAATCGAGGACTTCAACCCGGCCGACCTGCCGGAGCTCATCGAAGAAGTCAAGAAGGACAAGGGCGAGTTCAGCGTGACGCTCAAGTCCAAGGGCGAGTACCAGAACCTCCTCATCAACGGGCCGTACGACGCGGACACGGACGACGAGGAAGAGGAGGACGAGGACGACGACGAACCGAAGAAGAAAAAGAAGTCCAAGAAGGACGAGGATGACGAGGAGGAGGAAGACGAGGACGAGGAAGAGGAAGACGACGAAGAGGAAGAGGACGAAGACGAGGACGAGCCCAAGAAGGGCAAGGGCAAGAAGGCCAAGAAGGCCAAGGACGACGAAGACGAAGAGGAGGAAGAGGAAGACGAGGAGGAAGAAGACGAAGAGGAAGACGAGGACGAGGACGAGGAAGACGAGAAGCCGAAGAAGGGCAAAGCGAAGAAAGGCAAGAAGGACGACGAGGAAGAGGACGACGAGGAAGAAGAGGACGAGGACGAAGACGGCGATGACGAGGAAGACATCGCGGTGACCGTCGGCTCCATCGTCAAGGCGAAGGTCAAGGGCAAGACCAAGAAGGTCGAGGTCACCGAGATCTTCGAGGATGACCAGGAGGTCAAGGTCAAGACCGACGAAGGCAAGACCGTGCGCATCTCCGCCGCGGACATTGTCGAAGTCGTTGACATGCCGAAGCGCAAGAAGAAGTAGCTCGTCGACCGGGTCGGGTGGCTACGGCTGCCCGACCCACTTTCTCTGGAGGTAGTCATGTTGTTCTCGTTTTCACAGATCGCTGCTCGCACCAAGGACATCAACGGATCGGTCAACCGAATGACCGCACAGGGCCACACCGCCTGGATCCGAGATGAGGTCCATGCGGTGCATCTCTATGGCCATCCCGCCTTCCGTCTCGGCGAGGAGTTCCAGGTCAAGCTCGCCTTCAACTACGAACTGTTTCCCACGATGGAGTTCGAACTGATCGAGCTCGTGGGCGGCAAGACCGTGCAACTCATCCAGGAATCCACCATCAGCCACTTCGGCTATCACACGAAAGATCAACAGCCGGAGGGACTGGACACGCTGGTGGAGGAACTCAAACGACTCGAGAATGCCGGGCTCGACATCCTCCAGGTGTCGGAGACCGTCAAGCATGCCGGCACGTCTCGCCGATATCGTTATGCCTTCGTGTTCTTCCCGGATGTTGGCGCGCCTGTGAAGATCATTCAGCGGATGGATGCGCTGCTCAAGGCGCCGGACGATACGGTTGCTGCCGGGAAGGAGATGTTCAAGGCATGGCTGAGTCCCAAAGGCTAGGACTGCTTGGTCGATCGCTGGTGGAGAAAGCGCTCGGCGAGTTCAAAGAGAACAAGACCTATCGTGGCGGTCAATATGTCGCAGAGTATATGGATATCCTTGCTGCCATGTACGTGATCGGCAACGCCAAGGTCGATCAGTACGGGGACTTCCGACTCCAAGACATTCGCTCGTGGGACCGCGAAGTCTGGGGTGCGTACTGGGACATCCAGCGGAAGTTCGGGCGGTTGGAGAATCAGATTCAGCTGCTGCGAGAGTCCAAGACCATGGACGAAGATTGCAAGTCTGTCACCGAAGACGATCTCTTTGAAACGTTAATCGATCAGGCGGTATACTGCGTCCGCATGATCCAAATCCTTCAGCGCCTGGAGGAGAAGGGTATGGTTCCTAATGCGAGTGTTAGTCACGGGAATTGATAGCGGGCTCGGTCGTAAGTTGGTGAACGAGTTCGTGTCCTTCGGCCACACGGTCATGGGTACATCGCCGAACCCGGTCGTAGTAGACAACGAGGACATCTTCTTGTTCGACGGCAAGCATCCCGACCCTGGGCATGACTTGGCGCTGGCGTTGATGGGCCGATTGTCGCAGCCCATCGACGTGGTGATCAACAACGCCGGCATCAATGCCATTCGGAAGTTCGAAGACATGGAGGTCTCGTTCCTTCGAGAGGTGATGAACGTCAACGCCATTGCTCCGGCGATGCTGGTTCATCATTTGCTCAAGCGCGACTTGCTGGGACCGGGGAGTGTCGTCTGCAACGTGATCTCTGACGCAGCATGGCGACCGATGCGGCACTCACTGGCGTACAACATGTCGAAGGCCGCGCTGGACATGGCCACTCGGCAAATGGCACGCGAGTTGACCAAGCCGCACAAGATGACCGTGTTTGGGGTGCGTCCGGGCAAGATGCACGGCACGGCCATGTCCAACTACATCGACCAGCAAGTCTGCGACATGCGCGGGTGGACTCGCGAGCAGGCCTTCGAATACTTCTCCAACAACAGCGTGGTGGGCGAGGAAGCCTTCCCAGGGGATGTCGCCAATCTGATCTACGTCCTCTGCACCACCAACCTGCCCATCTCGGGCGCGTGCCTGGACCTGGTAGGGTAGACATGATCATCAAGACCTCGAGAGGACCCGTTCGCGCGTGCATGCTCATTCCCACGCGCGGGCGGTCTGCGCTCATGCTCAAGAACATGGCCAAGATGCGAGACGTCTGGAATCAGAAGGGCGTCTTCTTCGCCGTGGAGAACCGGGAACGCAAGAAGTACTCCGTGGTGTTCGAGCAGTTGCCCAAGGTGCGCGTCGTCTACTTCGACAATCACCTGCACTCGGTCGGGGCGGCACTCGAGGTCTTGCGGGCGAAGGCGGTCAAGATCGGCTATGACTACTATGTCCAGGCCGATGACAACTGCGTGTTCGGGCCCAAGGCCTTGGCGAACCTAGTGCGTGCGTGTCATACGTGGGGTCGGCCGAATCACATGGCCGGCTTCCACGGCACCGCGCCGCACTTCGATGCCAAGCGGTTGCGGACAGAACTCAAACAGCACGGAGGCGTCTCGTCATATCGTAAGATGGCGTGGATCTTCCGTGTCGTCCCTCACGTGATCTATTCCCAGTTTCAGTATCCTGACGATCTCCCCTGCTACGGCGATCGATACTTCACCTTCTGGATGATTGCCAACGGCTTCTTTGAATTCCGCGCGACTCCAGATGCTCCGTTCACCAAGAAGCGTTTCATGCCCGGCGGCATCGGCACGAAAGAGTCCCGCAAGGAAACCGCGCGTGGGCTGGCTCGCATCGGCGTCGACTTCCCGGAAGTCTTCGGTCCACACGAGGTCATCTTCCCCTGGGAGAAAATCCTCGAGTACAACCGAGGGTTGGCCAAGGCAAAGACGCGCTAACGTCGATCACAATGCTCAGCACCCCAGATAACGTACTCCTGTTCGATACGGAAACCACGGGATTGTTTCCGTATCCGACCCAGCGCCGAATCAAACTCGGCATTGCGCCGGATCGGCCGTTCATGTTTCAGGTCGGCAACCTGGACGGCGAGGTCGTGTCGTTCCGCGGCACGGTCGATCCTATCTCCAGAAAGGTGTCATACAAATCCTGTCGAGACGAAGTGGCGTGGTTGCGATCGAAGGCCGCAGACCCGTCCATGCGTATCGTAATGCACGAAGCGCTGTTCGAGCAGCGGATGACCTCGCAAGAGGACCTCGGCTTCGAATGGAAGTGCAAGATCGACGATACGAAGATCATGGCTCGGGTCGCCAACTCCGACGAGATCAGTTACGGACTCAAGGAGTTGTCACAGAAATACACGGGCATGGATCGCGAAGACCTGTACAACCTTCGCAAGCAATTGGCCCACGCCCGCCGACACGCGAAGCTTCGCGGCTGGACCATTGCCACCAAGGAGACGCACGGCAAGGGTTCGCAGTACGCCGACTACTGGCTGCCAGAGTTGGAGCAGTTGGTGAAGCAGTATGGCGAACTTGACGTCGTACGCACCGCGTTGTTGTACATGATGTACCGAGAGGTCTTCGATAAGAACAAGAAGAAGGAAGGCCGTCTCTGGAGCGTGTACAACTGGGAGCGCAAAGTGCTGCGCACCTGCCGGCGAATGGAATCGTACGGGATGACCTACCTGACGAAGACCGGCCGGGAGCTCAATCACTTCTATCGCGATTTGATGGCCGAGCATCGGGGCAAGATATCCGAGATGGGCTATCCGGATCTCAATCTGCAGTCGACCAAACAGATGCGGGAGGTATTCCTTGAAGAGAAAGGCTACATCTGCGAGCACCGGACGAAGTCGGGCGGGCCAAAGATTGATGCCGAGCAACTCATGGCGTGGGCCCGCGGTAGTAACGCGGGTGCGGACGTCGACGGGGACGGACCGGATGGTTGTAAGCTATCCCGGTCCGCGCTTGAATGGAAAGCCGGGAAGAAGGTCCGAGAGTACCTTCGGTCGTACGACTTTCACCGATGCCGTCGTCCTGACGGGTCCTGGGTGTTACATCCCGCCTGGGATCCAGGTGGCGCACGGACCGGGCGATTTAGTTGCCACGACCCTAACCTTCAGCAGATTGCTTCCGCTGAAACGTCGCGCCGTCATAGTCTTGTTCGAGCCCGACAGCGAGAGGCATTTGGCCCGCGTCCTGGCTACGTGTGGTACCTCCCAGATTACTCCCAGATCGAAGTCTGGGCGTTCGCGTTCGTCGCCAAAGAAAAGTCGATGATGCATGCGCTGCTCAGTGGACAGGACTTCCACCTGTCTACGGCAGCGGCCGCGTGGGGCCACCGCAAGGACTTCTGTACCTGCGGGGTCGACCTTCACTGGCGACAGAAACTGCCTCGTGAGTTGCACAAGAAGGGTTGCTTGATCAAGTGGTGGCGGCAACGCGCCAAGATGATCTTGTTCTCCCGACTGTACGGCGGCGGGAAGAAGAAGATTGCCTTCCTGATCCGCTGTGACATTGACGAGGCAGCAGAGTTCATCGAAGACTTCAACCGCAACCTGCCCGGCGTCAAGTCCTACATGGACGATCTGGTGCAGGAAGTCCGGGAGACCGGCAAGCTCATTAACCTATTCGGCCGCGAGTATCCTATTGAACGGGACCGCGCATACAAGGCCGTCAACTATATGATTCAAGGGTCGTGCGCCGAGATCCTCAAGCGGGCGCTTGTGCGCATTGACCGATACCTGGAAGACGAGTACGACGATGAGAGCCATCTCATTGGCACGGTGCACGACGAAATCGTGACCGAGATTCTCCAGGAGCACCACAGCGTCCATCTGATGAAGCAGATTGTCCGGCTCATGCAGGTGGACTCGCATGTCATTCCCAATCTCAAGGTGCCGCTTCCGGTCGGGTTGAAGATGACCACAACCCACTGGTCCGCGGCCAAAGAAGTGACCTTCCTCAAATCGGCGGCATAACACGTATGGATGTGTCGAAGTATCCCCAGGCGCGCATCTTTGAAACGCATGGTGTCGAGTTCACCGGTAAGCGCGGTGATGAACTCTACGGCAACTGCCCGTTTACAGACAAGGAGGATAAGTTCTACGTCAACTGCAAGACTTGGCTCTGGGACTCCAAGACGGCCGGCATGTCCGGCAATATCCCGAAGTTCCTAGAAGAGATCCAGGAAGACTATCACGACGCGCTCGACTCCGACCAAATTGAGAAGTTGTCGGCGCATCGCGGTCTCCCGCCCGAAGCCTTTGCTCCGTGGGGGCTGGGATGGACCGGCGACAAGTATTCCATCCCGGTGCGGGATGCCAACGGCCGAATGGTGGACGTGCGACTGTACCACATGTCGCGCAAACAGATGCGCAGCACCGCGGGAGTGTCCGTAGGGTTGATGGGCGCACACCTAATGGCCAAGCGCGCGGGCGAGCCCGTGTATATCTGCGAAGGCGAGTGGGACGCCATGGCCCTGCACTGGCTCCTGCGCCAGGAGAAGAAGCCGGGTGCCGTGGTAGCAGTGCCGGGTGCGGGGACGTTCAAGCGGGAATGGTCGCAATGGTTTGTAGGTCGGCAGATCTACGTCATGTTCGACAACGACGAGCCCGGCCGCAAGGGTGCCAAGATGGTGCACGAGCGGTTGCACACCATTGCCAAGTCGATGCAGTTCATTCATTGGCCCGATACCCTACCGGACGGGTTCGATGTGCGGGACTGGATCAAGTACGGGATCAAAAAGAAGACGCTCGACTTGTGCTTGGCCCGCCTGATGGTGCTGGCGAAGAAGAGCGTGCCGCTGTCGGCGATGAGTTCCCGAACACGGACCGCCAACGGGCAGACCATTCGGTTGATTGCGCCCGCGCGCACCGCCGAAAAGATTGCCCGGCCGGGTCACGTACCTACGCTGGCCGAGGTGCACCGGGTCTATCGGAAATGGCTCCACCTGCCGAGCACCGAAGCCATCGATGTTATGTTGGCGACGGCCCTATCACAGCAGATGGACGGCCCGCCGGTGTGGATGTTCCTCGTTGGACCGCCGGGTGGCGCCAAGACCGTGACGCTGTCGGGGATGCTGGAGTACAGTCACGCCTACAATACCTCCAGCTTGACGGCTCGGTCGTTGATTTCGGGCGCGGCCAACTTCCAAGGACAAGCCGATCCTTCCCTTATCCCCAAGCTGGACGGCAAGGTCCTCGTCATTAAGGACTTCACCTCCATCCTGGGGATGCGTGAGGACGCGAAGGAAGAGATCTTTAGCATCCTGCGCGACGCCTATGACGGCCGCTGCGGCAAGGTGTTTGGCAACGGCATTGAGCGGGTGTACGAAAGTCGGTTCACGATCATCGCCGCGGTGACCCCGGCCATCTACGAGATCGGGGCCCGGCACAGTGCACTCGGCGAACGGTTCCTGAAGTTCAATACCGGCGACAACCTCCACCACTATCAGGAGGAAGACGTGATCGCGCGGGCCATTGAGAACGTGGACCGTGATACCAACATGCGCACGGAGCTCTCCAAGACCACCGCCGAGTTCCTCACCTACGGGTTTGAGTCGATGTCTCCGGCCAAGATCGACAACGCCATCCACCGGAAGATCATTTCGCTCGCCCAGCTAGGGGCGCGGTTGCGTGGCACGGTGTCGCGGGACATGTACAATCCCGACCAGATGCTGGGGCGACCGTTCGCAGAGGTCGGTAGTCGACTAGGGATCCAACTTTCGAAGATTGCCCGAGCTCTGGCCATGGTGCGCGGGCGGGACACGGTGAACGAGGACGATTTTAAGCTGGTGCGGAAGGTCATGCTCGACACCATCTCCCAGCGTACGGCCGATGTGGTGCGGGCGCTCTACGTGCGCAGTCAGACCCCGTTGCCCGGCATGGGGGCGCACGAGGTGGCACACGACACGAAGTATCCGCCGTCAACCATCTCGCGAATGCTGGCGGATATGAACCTGCTGAAGATTGTTGCGCGCAAGGGCATCCAAGGCACGGGATTCAAACACACCTGGACCCTCACTCCCTATATCCTTCGCTGCATAACCGAGTCGGGAGCCTTCTCAGATCCGCGCCCATCGCGGCTTGTGCTCAAACGCCGGTAGCGAAATTCGCGGGCCGGAATCTCGACAGCCCGCCCGGTGCTCCCGGGGGGTATCCGGCCCGCCGCCGCGCCCGCCCGGTGTCCCGGCCCGCTGCCAAACCGCCCCGTAGGGCCCATTAACGCCCCGTTAGGGCGACGGCCGGCATTCGGCGGGGGGCGGGGCGGTCCCGTCCCCGGCCATTCCTCGACCATTCCCCTGAATTCAGGCCTGTTCCTGGGGCCTTCAGGGCCCTTCAGGGTGGCAAACCCGGCCCCGCCCTGGGCCCGCGCCCCGGCCGGACAGCCCGCCGCCGCCTCGACCACCCGGCCCGCCCGCGCCAAATCCCGACACCCGCCCGCGCGCGTTAATGTCCGAAAGTTTCGACAGGCCCGGCCGGTTGCGGCATACTACGCGCGACGCTGTCGCAATTGCGCGACGGCACGGAGGTGAGCAAATGGCGAAGACCGTTCAACTACAACGCGCCGGGTGGGGTGTGCAATACGGAGTCAAGGCGGAGCGATGGTTGCCGAAGGTGGGCACCCGATACGAGGTCGTGTCGGTAAAGAAGTATCGCGAGTATCGAGACGGTTCCTTTGAGTCCGCCTCGTTCGTCGTGAAGGAAATGCCGGCGGACAAATGCGGCGCGTGTGGGAAGCGACCGCCGCGTACGCGATCGTCGAGCATGTGTCGGCAGTGCGAGCAGAAGTTCGATAGGATCCTGCGTCAATCGTAATACAAATCGAGCCCGGTTAGGAATTGCTCCTGACCGGGCTCGACGTGTTTGCAGCCTAGTTGTCGCCGGGCAGGTCGGCCGGATCGACAGAGTTCCAGGCGTCCGCGAAGCCGTCCGCAATCTTGACCGCGGCCTGCTGGAACAGGACGGGGTCCTTGATCTTGTGCGACTTGAACGCGTCCGATTGGAGCAGGATCTGCGCGACGAGCGGAGCCGCCGCCTTCAGCTTGTCCGGACCCGGCACCTGCAATGCCTGACCCATGACCTCGGACACCTTGACGATGTCACTGATCTTGGTCGACGTGTCCACCACCAGATCGATCTTGCGGTCGACGTTGTCCGGTGTGTACTGCTTGATCATCGGGGCGAAGCCGGCCACGTATCCTGCGCCGGTGAGAATCCCCTTGCCAAGCTTCTTCAAAAACGAACTCATTGCTGCCTCCTACGTTGATGCTTGTGCCTCTGCGCTAGACCGTTTCAGCGCCGACTGATACACGAACTCCTGGAAGAAGAACTGCCGGACTCCGTGCAACACTGCGGTGAGAAACAGACCAGAGATCAAGAGCGTGCCGTGTTCCTTATCGAACACGAACGAGATGCCGAGGCCATTCAAGAAGGCCACCGCCGCGGCAATGAACCGTTGCGTACGCAGCATCGTGCGCTCTGAGAACTTGCTAATGCCGGGATGCTCCCGCATCCATCGCATCGCCCAGGACGACGCAATGGCCCAGATGAATGAATTGCCCCATTCGTTCGCCGTGCCGGTTGTGGCTTCGGGCAGTCCCGCAGCCACCATTCCCTGGGCGATGAGCGATGGGCCGAGCAACAGGGCGAAGATAGTGAACGACCAAACAATACACAATCGAAATGCGGTCATGGCTGAGGAGCCTCCTAGAGATATGTGGTACCCTTTTTACGTTGCGCGTGAATGTGCGGGCCGGTGGCCTTCGGGTTGACGTAGGCCAAGTCCCGCAGCTTGCCGTCGGGCCGCACCGGGACTTCGTACAGGATCGTGAACTGGGTGATGAGCAGGTCCGCGGACATGGACTGATACACCAAGAGGATCTCGTCGTCGGTCATGCCCTTGATGGAGAAGTCGACCGCCTCGCCCAGCGGATGGGGATCGGTCGGCAGACGATCGCCGTCCGTCACGGAACTGACAAGGATGTCGCGGCCCAGTCGCCGGGAGGCACGCGCTCCGGCTTCCAGGATGCGGGCACCGGCCATGCTGAGGCCGTCGAAGGTAACGCCGGGTTTGATTTTGAGAGCCATATGAGTATCCTAGTTTGAGATCGACCCAAGAATTCCGGTAATGTCGTACGTCGTACCGGCGTCACCATACCAAGTGTTTGTGGCACCACCGCCTCCGCGCTCTAGCCAGGTGACATAGTGCCGACCCACTCCGGGCTGTCCACGATAATGTGCGGTGGAGGTTTCACCAACGGCTACTCCGCTGAGCTGACCAGTCACGCTATCAGGAGACATCGTCGTTGTACTATCAAGGCCGATCAATACGATACCGGGAGACCCGCCGGTCATCAATGAGCTCGCAACCGCTTCAATCATTGTTCCGGCGTCGCCGTTAACAAAGTCTAGCTGATTTGCTGTGCTGCCATTAACTTGACGAATCGTTGCCGTTGTATAGTTCCAGCTGTCGGTAGTTTCACGAACTTTCATTGAACGAGTAACTCGATTATAGTAGTTATAAAGATATCGCTTTGCTTGCGAATCTTCAATCGTAGTTGTACCCGTCGTATAGAACATTCCCAAGTACCGGGAGTCAGCGTCGCCGTTCTGCACTAGCACTCCGTCTTGTGTGGCCAGCGCCGTTGCCCGCGTGGTGTCGTTCGTCCACGCTACCGCCTCCAGAGTCGGCGACCCGCCGTTGTAGTCGAGGAAGACGTCGTACGGTTTGCCGGAAGTTAGCCCGCTCAGCGCAAGCGAAATCTCGCTGAAGCTCACCGTCGTCCAGACGCTCCCGGTGTACAGGGTGATCTGGTTCCCGCCGAACGCGCCGCAGCCGGGGGTGTAGTAGAGGGTGGACTGGGAGGTCCGGTCCGAGGTCGAGACGCAGACGCCGGACTCGGTGGTCAGGCGACCGCCGACGATCGAGGTGTTGGCGCTGACGCCCGTGCTCGTGCTGGCGTCCCAGACTTCCATGATGGCTGGACCGTAGTGCCCAGACGACGTCCCGTCATCGCCGTAGCGGATAAATCCGCTGTTCGACGACACCTCATGGCCCCACCGATACGTCAGCGACGCTCCCGGCGTCAGCCCGGTGATCACGGAGGCCGCCGAAATCTTGGCCATGTTCGTGTTGACCTGGATGGTGTTGGCGGTCCCCGAGACGTCGCTGCCGCCCGTCGTACGGAGGTTCCACGCGTACACGGCGGAGGCGTTGTTCACGACGGCGACAGCGGTTTGCCGGATGAGCACCTTGCCGCTCGGTGGCACGGTGAACGTGACCGACAGGTTCGTCGCATCAACGTCGGCAAATGTCGAGGACGAGGTCGTGACTGATGTGGCGGACGCCGGGTTGTACGACGTGTACGCCAGCAGGTTCGAGGTCGTGTTCGGCCCGCTGTTCGTGCTGCCAATGCCGTAGAGGGTGAACTTGCTGCCGGTATCCCAGTTGCCGCTATTGAGGATCAGCGAGAGGGACGTGATCGCTGCCGCGGACCGCCAGTTGCCGCCCATCGTGCGGGTGCTGATCGCGCCAGAGGCCGTGCCGGTCTGAAAGGAAAACGTCGAGGTGACGCGCTTAAAGAACGTCGTGTCGCGGTAGTTGTAGATCAGGATTTCGCCTGAGCCAGCATAGCTCGCGGTCGCGCTCGATCCCGGCACCGCACCGACTTGGTTCATTGTCGTTTGGCCGAGTGATTCGGCCGCGGAGGCCGTCGTAGCAGCGCCTGTGATGTTCTGCCGATCGTAGTTGGCGCCCGTATCCCCGTTGAACCGCAGATCCACGGTAGTCGATGTGACCGCGCCCGTACTCCGCGCTGTATACAACACGCGCAAATGCGTGTACGTGCCCAGCGCCGAGAAGGTGACCGTGCCCGTCCCCGTCGGCGTCTGCTCCTCAATGAACTGCCACGCGCTCCCGCCACCACTTCCTCCCGTAGCTGCAGCCCACTTGATGCCATTGGTGGAAGCGGAATCCGCCGTTAGCACCTGTCCGTCGGTGCCAACCGATACTTTGTTGAGCGTGTTGCTCCCTGGGGATGCGAGTATGTCGCCTTTGGCATACGTGGACTGACCCGTACCTCCGCCAGTGGCGGGTAGTCCAGTGGCGTTAGTTAGTGTCAGCGCACTCGGCGTTCCGAGGTTGGGTGTGGTCAGCGTAGGCGATGTGGCGAACACCGTCGCACCAGACCCCGTCTCATCTGTAAGTGCCGAGGCCAAATTGGCGCTGCTGGGCGTACCAAGAAACGTTGCGATCCCCGTTGCAAATCCCGTGATGCCCGTGGATACGGGAAGACCCGTAGCATTAGTCAGAACAAGTGCACTCGGCGTGCCCAACGCAGGAGTAGTGAGCGTCGGGCTTGTGGCGCGAACGTAGTTGCCGGAGCCTGTAGTGGAGACGCCTTGAATGGTGGAGGCATTTGTCCATTCCGCAACTTGCCCGGCGGTCGGCGTACCACTGACGGAGACCGATCCCGCCGGCGTACCGCATGTGGCGGCACCAACAGAGCTCAGCGCCGAAATGAACTGACCGGCTCCACATGCACCGGTGCCGCCATAGGCTGACGGTACGCCACTGGTGAACAAGGCGAGGCCAGAGAACGTCGCGGCCTTAATCAACTTGCCCGTGGTGCCGTCGAACAGCACCGCCTGACCATTCGTAGCCGAGCCCGGTCCCACCACATCGCCTGACGCAGCACCCACCAGCACCCATCCGGTATTGGTGTTGTCGCCAGACTGCTTCTGCCACAGGAAGCCCGTCGTCTGGATGTAGATATCACCCACTCGCCCGAGCACGGCACCCTCTGGGGAAGACGCACTCCAGCGAATGCGCGGGCCTTGGGTCGACGCGGTCTTAAACGATAGGTCAGCGAACACGCCGGTGGGCGGTGCGGGTTGCGCACTCGCCGAACCGGCCACAAGAACGAATAGCGTAACGAGGAGCCACTTGAGTCGTGTCATGATACTCACCTACGGAAGCTCGGTTCGAATGATCCCGAGGAACGGAAGCGATCGGCCCGCGGCACCAGAGACCGTCATGCGGAGACGGTACTCGGTGTCCACCAGGAGAGGCGGGACGACAAAGGTGTGCAACTCGAATCCGGTTCCGGTGTACGGCAACGGATCGGTTGCGGCAATAACGTTATTGTTCGGATCGTAGAGGTGCGCCTGCGCCCACGCCCCAGACGGGACCAATGCGTAGATCCGTGCCGTGGCGACCGTGCCCGGCGGCAATGACGACCACGGAATGTTCCGGTCGCGGTACTCGGCGACGTTGACCACCTCGTAGTCGGTCGCAATGGGCACCTCGTTGTACCATGAGCCGCCCAGATCGATATCCATTTGCTCCTCCAACAGTCCATAGTCGTTACTAATGAGGTCGGTCACGTCCAGCAGATCGAGTTGCACCTGCTTGGTGCGCGACAAGAACGTGTTATCGAGGATCCAGAAGACTCGGTTCGTCCATCCTCCGGCTGCGACACCTCGCCAATGCTTGATCTTGACGTACTTGCCGATGTCGTAGGCGGAGTCTACCAAGCACATACTGCCGATGAGCGTAGCATACATCGGCGCATTGACTCGTCGTTCGCGATGACGACCGAAGACCAGATCCACTGCGATCGGATCTTCCAGGTATGAGAACTCCAGGTCCTCGCCTTGCTTCGTCAGGTCCCAGTTATCCACGGAGACGGCGTCGATGTAAGTTTGTCCTTCAACAAACCAGCCCGATGTGACGTAGTTCCGTTTCGACTTCACCTGGAAAACGTTCTGCAGTTCAGAAATTCTCGGTTGCGGCTTGAAAGTCCGCGCCTGGATATCGAACTCGTCCGTCAGAATTTCGGAGATGAACAGTGGACTCAGATTCTTGTCGATCGCTCGGGCAACGATTTGCCAGTTGCGATTCGGACCAATTCGGAAGTCGCCGCTCATGCACCAGCGTTTCATTTCCGTTGCGACGTCTACCAACTCGCCCAACGCGCCAACCACGCCCACACCCGGCAACCCGCCGGGAATTTCTGCCAAGCGCATATCGCGCACTTCAATGAACGATGCCTGATCAACAATGTAGCGGTTGTCGTAGCCCTGTCGCGGCGCAGTGCCGTAGAGACCGGAAGTGTAGCCTTCGCCCGGAGCCACCACGAAGTAGTTGAGCAAGTGGAAGAACTGATCATGAAGGTCGGTGATCAGTACTCCTTCACCATCTCCTCGGTATTCAACGCCTTGCACATCGAAGCTAATCGTTGCCGATCCACTGGCCAATGCCTGCAGCCGACTGCCGCGGACATAGGCCATAGTATACCGACGCGAGACTCCGTCCGCACCAATGATGTCGCGGTAGCGCGTGGGGAAGTAGGTATCCCAGTCGCTGCCTGCCTTCGGATAGATGATGTCGCCGTCTGCCGGGTTGATCTCTACGGCATCGCTCGGATTGCCGGTGTCGTAGTAGCAGGTTTCGAGTGCCTTCAACGGCACGCCGGCAATGTGAATCTCTCCCCACGTGCCGGCCGATACGGACCCCGATCCGCCAGTGATCAACTCGATCGTCCGAACATAGTCTCCGCGCAACCGTCCAACCGGACGCGTGCTCACCTGGGAAGAGAACGGTACCGCAGCCGCGTAGTTCCAAGTGTCGTCGATATAGTTCAGACTGGCTTCAATGAGCGTGTTCGGCTTCGTCAGTATCCACTGCCAGGCAATGGGGTCCGACGGATTGGCCACCACCAGTTCATACTGCGGCACTCCCGTCGGATTGAAGTACACACGTATCGGACGAATGGTGCCGTTCGGGAATCGCACGGGCGAGTAGGCGACAATGGTCGGGTCTATCAGCGGGCTTCGCGACACGCCGTCTTTTGCACGCAGCGTGTACAGTGCCGTGTTACCTTCCGCCAGCAGTATGGTATCGGGTGTGTAGGCCGACGCATCAATCGGCTTCGCGGCTGGAGCCCATGCGGGCGGCGAGACCGTAAAGGCAACGGAGGTACCAGTTGCGATCAGCGACTGAATGAAGTACGACCGGTGCGTGACGGACGGGTCCGGATAGCTGAGGATGACCAAGTGGTCGTCCACGTTCGATCCGCCGTTCGTCCATGACACGTTCACCGTCTGGTTGCCCGGCGTCACGGTGATGGGCGCGTTCTCCGCAACCCAGGGAGTCGGATTGCCCACGCGTCCGGCCTTGCGCGGGAAGACTTGCACTTGATAGTTCGCACCTGCCGGGCCGACCAACGAAACACTACCGCCAGAGGAGGTCGTGACCATGACGCCAACGGGCGAGTCAATATCGGAGTTCCACGGAGCAAAGGCCGCGGTGATGCGTCCGTCGCCGGTGTCAAACGATCCCTTGTCCGGGTAGGTCACTACCGACGGCGCCGGCAACGTATCATTCGGCGGTTGATTGGTCAGGTACCCATACGGAATGCAGGATCCCTTCCCGCTCATTCGCGCAATGACACCGGGCAACGTCGTCTGGTTCAGAATTCGACGTGGCAGTTTGCTCTGTCCGTTCGCTGTCCAGCCCATAGCCACGCCGATACGATCTCGGCATGACAACTTCACCGACATGGCCTGATCGCGAGGATCAAATTCCGGATCCGCTTCCACACGACCCGTACCTAGCGTCAATGCGCTCAATCCGAACGCGCGTCCTACTGGCGTGATGATGTAGGCGTCGACGTCAATCCGAGAATAGAACTTGCCTGGATCGGTAGCGAGGAGTTCTCGAATGGCGTAGTCTTCGTCGGCGAGTTCCACCGAGAAGGTCCCGACTTCGTAGGCCGAGCTTGGGCCCGACAACGATCGACGCACATCGGAGATGGACAGGAGACGATCCTCTTTCCAGCCGCCGTAGTAGTCTTCGTCATCCGGCAGATCCAGCATTGAGTACCAATGCCGAAGTTCAGAACCGATACCAATGGAGCAGAAGATGACCGGTTCAATTTCTGTTGGGCAGAGATTGTCGTATACCGGACTGTCTTGGTTTGGTGTCGCGGTTTCAACGACAATCTGCGACGACTGCATGAACACGTGCCGGGCAGATACCTCCGTGACTATCTGGGAGGTAGCCATGAAGGGTTCTGCCGCGGCAAGTTCTACCGGAACCTGTGAAGTACGAATCTCCTGAATTGCTGCTGCGGACTCGGTAGCCTCCTGTGACGTGCGATTCTGCGAAACGATATTCGGAACCGCCGACTCGGTAACGATCTGCGATACGAGAGAGCTCGCGCTCGTATGTGCGGCGACTTCCGCGATCGTTTGCGAATTGATGTTATCGGTCATGACCGACTACGTTGACTTCTGTGCACCGAACTCAGCCGCGTTGAACTCTGCCTCGGTCCATCCCACACCAGTGGCCGGAGAGACGCCGTGCACCTGCCGCAGCATGGAATAGGATGACGACACGGACAGTTCCGTGCCAAGGTAGTCCGTACCGCCAATGCGCGCCAGCGATTTCTGACCGGCGGTACCGGAGTCTGTCTTGCGCGACTGCATGACGATCTGGACGCCGTAGATTTCGCCGCCGACCGCCGCCGCGTCTTCCCACACGCACGAAACTTTCTCGCCCACGCCAGACGCCGTGATATAGGTGACGTCGCCGTCGGCCAGTGTTTCGTCGATCATCGCGGCCCGGCTTGATCCCGACGACGGCACCCACTGAACGTTCGCGCCATCCGACACCGCCCGACGTGCATCGATGCGGACGTCGCCGCGGAAGTCTGTCCACCCGTCGCCAATGTCGTAGTTGTCGCAGACATACAAGTCGTCGAAGTTCCAACTAGACTGCGCATCCGTTTTGCTGGCCACCCAACCAAGGCGGAGTTGATTCCATGTGGACCCGCCCATGTTGATGCCGGTAGCGGTGAGTACCGTGTTTAGATCGATTCTCAATTCAATCGTCCCAACCGAGGCGCTGACCTTCACCTTCCCTTGCATGTAGTACTCAACGTTCTGCAACAGAGGAATCAGCGAAGTGGCGAGGACTGTCGACCCCTGCAGCACGGACAGCGTGCCGTCGTTGTTCATTCGGCACCAGCACCGGCATGTGGTCGACTGCATGACCGACCAAATGACGTTGGTCGCACCGTCGGTCTCCGACGCGGTGCCCACGGCCAGGCTAAACGGAGGCGTGGTGCATCGGAAAGAAAACCCGAAGATGACTGTATCGCCCGAGGGAAACGGATACTGCGGCAGCAGCCACGCGCGCGAGCTCCACCGGCTGAACGTTGGCTGTATACTGTGCGACAAACGAAGTCCGTTTGTGCCCCGACGCCCCACATTGGTAATAGTGGAGGTGTCGTTGGCGCCTCCAGTTATCTGATTCCACTTCTGCGTAAAATCTGCATACGCATAATGGTCAAACGATTCAAGCATCAGTAGCATGACGGTCTCCTAGAACGGGTAACTGCGAGAATCTTCTTCGAAGGTAATGGTGAAGTTGTTCAAGTTGAACCACTCTTCCGCGGCCATCAGCAATTGCACCGTGTCCGCAGTGAGTCGTCCGTACAACCCGCCATCCGTTTTCACATTGCTGTCTGCCACCAAGAAGAACGGCGTGGCGACACCGCCGGAATCTTCCACCAGCGATTGCAGGTCCTGAAAGTCTTGATCGGTTCCTCGGAACGGATATGAGATTCGTCGTTGCCGGATTTGTCGCTTGACCACTCGACGTTGACCATACTCGGTGAACAGATTTTCGAGAAATGGATGCGACGCTCCGCGCTGTCCGAACTGTGGCCACACGCTGAACTCTCGCAGCGTCGAGATCACCAGCAACTCACCCAACCACGGGGTGACCGCACCGGCCGGAATGTCTACGGCAATATATTGAAACCCCGATTGCGTGTATCCACTGGCGGTGACGAATGGTTGCCACGGCGAAGCTACGTGGCCGTCTTTGCCGGGTTCGCCCATGACCATGGTCACGTCCACGTCCCAGGCAGCGAAGGTCGGATCAGATCCCAAGCGCACGCGAACCGAAGTGCCGGACGGCAGATTAGAGTTCGGCAGACCGATAGCGTCCATTCGAACCGGCGAACCGGCGTCGCCAATAAGCATGATCGCGGCCGGAGGTTCGTCGATAAACTTCATCGGCCGAGCCATCTTGCCGTCGTACAGTGCTGCCAGGCCGTAGTTGGTGTCGGTGCTGGACGTGCCCGAGGCAACGGTCCAGGTGATGGAGGCCGTGATGATGTCGCTCGGTCGGCAGTATTTCAAGTTTCCGGGAAGCGTGCCAATCATTATCGGGCTCCGATTGTGCCGGCCACGTTCTCGTTCAGCGTATTGCTATTCTGCAGTACCTGAATAAGCACGGGCCACATCTTCGCTGCGAAGTCGTACATCTCATTGGCCAGTGCACCCTGCAGCACCGGCGCAAAGTTCACGTTTGGTCGATCGATTCCCGCGGCCTTCATTGCCGAGACCATATCTTCCGCCGTCAGACTGGACTGCGGCGCCATCATGTCCATCAAGTTGTCCAGCGGCATGACGGCTTCCTTGTCGTGCAGCATGGCCATAGTTCCCGTGCCCCAGTTGGCGTAGCCGCCTTCTTTGAGTTGCGGCAAGTCGTCCGGGTTGAATCCACCGCCCGAGTCCGCGTAGGGATTCTTGTTCGGGTCGCTGCTGTAGTCGGGACCGATCACTTCGTTGCGGTAGTCTCCCGGACTGTTCAGCGGGAAGTACCGGAAGCCGACGTCCACGGTCGGCGACGGAATGCTTTCCAACGCATCCGGTAGTTCTCCGGTCAGCTTCCGGATCAACTGATCGAGCTTACTGGCGATCAACTGGAAGCCCTGCGACTGCGTCATCGAGAACTTGATGCCGCTGTTGTTCAGGTCGGTGATCTTGTTGCCGTTCGCATCGACCAGCGTGCCCATGTCCACCATGCCTTGCAGCATCGGTTTCATGGCATCCGGAATTTCTGATCCGGTCTTCAGGGCCGTAGTGACGAACTCCTGAATCGAATCGCCCATATGCGTGAGCACGACGTTCGCGTCGGCACCCGCCGCGGTCAGCACCGTAAAGTCTTCGTAGAGCTCTTGGGCTTGCTTGTCCAGTTCCTGCTGACGGAACTTCGGGCCCATCTCTTCAATGGTCAGCCCGTACTTTTCCATCGCCGACTGGAGGCGATCGCGTGCATCCGATTCGTCTTGCAGTGCCTGTTGCGTAGCCTGCGCGTCCGTCGTCTTCTTGTTCGCGACGTCGTCGTAGAACTGTTTGACGTCGGCCATCCATTGCCGATTGCCAGCTTCGTCATTTCGACCGATGACGTTTAGACCGACGTTCGCCAGCTTGTCACCTTCGGCACCAAGCGATCGGAGATCGTCGTACAGCGAACCCAAGTCGCCGAAGCCCATTTGCTTGGCGAAGTCCTCGCGGCCGCTCTTGGTACTGTTGCCGAAGGCCTTGGTGAACAGTCCACTAATGGCCGACAATCCTTTGCCGATCAGTGGACCAATGAGCGCGCCCACTCCCGGCAGCATTGCATTGATAGCGCCGCCCAAAGTCTTACCAAGTGCGCCGGTAATGGACTTGGAGAACGTATCCGTCAGCGACTTCCCGATCTGTTGACCGGCCAGTCCGCCGATGGACTTCGAAACACTACCTCCGCCCGTTAGTGCCTGCAGGACTGTCGGCCCTAGCTGGGAGGCGAATCCACTCGGGCCAGTGAAGCCTCCGAGCAATGAATCGCCGAACGACTTCATGATGCTCGGCGGAGGACCAAGCTTCACCGACGGCAAATTCTTGAGAACGTCCCACGGGTTCGTGGACGTGACGGATCGCAACTGCGCGGTGATGGCGTCGATGCCGAGCGACTTCGGGTCGATTGACCCCGGCATGCCCTTGAATATATCGGCCAACCCAACTTTGTTGACCTTGCTGTTGAGCATGGCGGACTGCGCTTCAAGCCACGCATCCTGCACTTTATTGAAGGCCGGACCCGAGGTCTGGCCCATCAATATCATCTTCGTCCGAGCATCGTCCAGTGCGTCCGCGAACTGCTTGACCTCTTCCGTGGTCAGGTGCTGCACTCCGCCGATCTTCTTCAGCGCGTCGGCATGCTCCTGGCCCGTACGAATGACGTCCGAGCCTACGCGCTTGACCAGCGCATTGACCGCATCGTTATACTCTTCTTGCGCGGACTTTGTCTTCTTCAGCGCGTTCGTTAGCGCATCAGCAGCATCGGAGGCACCCTTATCCGCACCCGCCTTTGCGTTCGTCGCTTCGACAGACTTATTGAAGGCGTCTACCTGGGCAGAGATATTGCTTGTGGAGCCTTTGTGCTGCTCCGCCATTCGGCGTGCATTGTACCCGGCCTGGATTTCCGCGTCCGACAGGCCCATGATCTTGCCGGCCAGATACTCGACGCCATCGGTTGCGCCAGTGACTTCGCCAAGCCACTTGCCGACTTCCCACCCGGCCATAGCCACGGCAACAACCGAGGCTCCCTTGGCCACCAGACCCATACCGGACGCGAGACCGGGCATCTGCTTCGTGAGCAGATCTGTGCCCTTGGTCACGGTCGAATAGACCTGGATGACTTCCTTGTATGAACTGATGATGCTGCCTGCAGCCATCAGCACCGGGCCCGCAGCGACGGCAATGCCGCCCATGGCAATGGCCGCGCCCTTGACCGGGCCGGGCAGTTCGCTGAACACACGCACCGCATCGCCGGCAAGCTCGGCCAACTTCTCTAGGAATGGCAGTGCCTGTTCGCCGAGAGAAATGAGTTCGGTGCCTAGCGGTTCCAGTGCGGTGGCGGCTTTGTGGCCGAGGATGGCCAGACGTTCCGCAAATCCGTCGGTGTCCTTCGCCGCTTGCTTGATGGTATCCGTGCTACCTTCGACGGACTTCTTCAGATCGTCGACGGACAACCGGCCCTGTTGAATGGCAATGGCCAGTTGTGGTCCGGCCTTCGCGCCGAAGACGTCGATGGCCAGAGAGGTGGCCTTCGTCCCTGGGCCCAGCTTCTGGATAAGATCAAACGTATCCTGCAAGCCCTTCTGAGCAGGAATGTTCGCTTCGGCGAAGGTGGCAATGGCTTTCTTGAGCCCCGCCATTCCGGCGGCGGTATCAATGCCGGACCTCGTCATCTGACCCAGGAGGAGCAGCGAGTCCTCCAGGTTCATGTTCAGGGACTTGAAGACGCCCTGACCTTCCGTGACCGCGGCCATCAGGTCGGTGACCGAGGCTCCGGTGTTTTGCGCAACCTTGAATACGAGATCGAGTGAATTGGCTTGCTTGTCAGTGGCGACCTGCCATGCCGAGAACATCCCGGTGGATGCATCTACGTTGGCGTTCAGATCGGTCGCAGTGACTCGGGAGAGTGTGAGTACCTGCTCGGTAAGATCCGAAAGACCCTGACCGGTCTGTCCTGTCCGCTGGTACAGGAGAGACATCGTGTCGGCCACGCTCTTCGCGTCGTCCGGCACTTCATTGAAGACGGTTTTGAAGTCGTCTCCCATCGCGGCCGCGGCATCGCCGGTGAGACCCGTCTTGATCCGGATGGTATCAAGCGCCTCATCGAACTGATAGCCCGCCGCAATCGCTGCGGCACCGAGCGCCGCGATTGGCGCTCCGATGCCGGCAGTGATCGCCTTACCCGTCGTCGATAGATGATCACCAAGGGAGTCAAGCTGCTTTTCCAGCTTCTCCTTATAGGCTTTCATGTCCTTCGGGAGTTCGGATCCGTCCGCCCGAAGTATGACGGCCGCTTCCCCGAGCCGTCCCAGCAGTGTGTCAGCTGCCACAGTTAGCCACCTAGTGATTTAATCAAGTCGTCGTGCGTTTGGTCGAGTTGCTGTTTCTCTTCAGCACGGACCCTCCGTGCTTCGGGATTCAACAACAAATGGAGCGACGGAATCCGCTTGGCCTTGACTAGCGACGCCGTCCACCACGCTTGGATCTGACTGAGTTTCTGTCCGACGCGAACGTTATGTCGATACGCCCACATGCGACGATCGAATTCCGAAGGCGTCAGATCCCAAAACTCTTCTTCCGTGATGCCCGCAAGGGCGGCGAGGTCTAAGAGCTCGTCCCAGGTGGGTCGAGAACTCCGGGGACGCTCGCCTGAGGAGGGTTTGGTTCTTCCACCCTCCGCTGCTGCGGGAATGCCGCGGTCCAGGTTTCCACGAGCGCTTCCGCGATCGGGTGCATTGAACGCGGTTCAAAGATCTGATTTCCGTCTTTGTCCTTGCCGTCGTTCGGCGGCGAGAAGACGGCAGCGAGCCCGCCTTCGTCGTCCAACATTTCTGCCACTTCGTCTGGCGTGTAGATCGGGCGTGTTAACTTCTTCTTTGACCGCCCGGCTTCCAGCGCGCAGTACAGGATGGTGAACATAACGTTGAGACCGGCACGCTGTGTGACCATCAGTATGGCCAGACGGTCCATAGACATGCCGGTCTCTTTCTCGATCTTGACCAGAGCCGAACTGCTGATGACGATCGGGGCCGGTGGTCGGTCCCCGAACTTCACCTCTTTCACTACTACTGCCATTGGTGGCCTCCTTTGCCGATGGCTACTTCAGAACTATGGGAGAGCGGTCCAGGCGCCAGACACCTGGAAGTCTGCACTGATGACGGCCGCGTCCTGGTCGGGATAGCTGCCGCTCATGTTCGTGATGACGCAGTCGGCGTACTCCGTATCCGTGCCAAGCTCCTTGCGCTTGATGCGGATGTATGTGCCGCTGCGCATTGCCGTCTTCATCTTGGCGTAGCCAGACGAAGTCGGAATGTAGAGAGATTCGAGAGAGATGGTGCTGCCGTACCGTCCGGGCAGTGCCACGCCTTCGCGCCGCTCTTTTGAAGAAATGTCAATGGCGTTGGTAGTCTCCGCGAAGGTTACCCCGCGCTGAGATCCAACCGTCACATACGAACCGGAGCCTGCGGGCTCCTGTACCTGGACGATGACGTCATATCCATTGACCTCGCCGTTCGGTCCCTGTGTCGGGGTCATGTGTACTCCTGCTCCTTTACTACCTATGGATTCTTGATGACCGTGAGTTCTACGGTGATCAGTCGTCCGTCAACTTGATTGTCCATTTCCTCGGACATCGGGGCGGTGATCGGCCCAAATGCCTTGGCAATCAAGGTTCCATAGCCCGAGACCGTCAATGGATAACGGTGAAATGCATCTCGGACAGTCTTTGCCAGATCCTCCAGCACGGAGGAATCTCCGGTTTGATCTTGGTAAATCGCTACATCGTGAGACACCTCACGGCCCTTGGTCGCTACGTAATCTGGAATCGCGTCGTTGACTTTTGACTCCCAGGGGACGTCGGACGACGCATCGCGAATGACAATGAAGGTTCCGGTCGCGGCAGGCGGTACCGGGGAGGTGCTGAAGATTGCCGGCACCCCGCGAAAGGTACTGACCTGCGACGTCACCGAAGACATCGCCAGGAGTCGGTCGGCCATCGCGTTGCGAATCTCTTTCACTACCGACCTCCCAGAATCTTCTTCACTTTGTCCATCGCATTCTTGAATCCGGGACGCATGAAGGGACGCGGCTTCTGATCAATGGTGCGACCCGCCGAATCTTTTCCGACGAAGCCAAGCTCTAGTCGCGCGGCTTTCTTGTCGTCCGAGTAGACCGCTCCACTGACCGAGTCTGCCGTACGCTCAACCGTCGTGTGAATGCTTCCGTACAACCGCCCACTCTGCTTATGTGGCGGTTCGCCGGGCTCACTTGGTTCCGGCCCTCCAACGTTCAGCAACTTCTTCACTTCTCCCTGCACCACGACCGTAGCAAGTTTCATCCGCTGTTCGGCTACGTCAAGCGCGGCCTTCTGGATGAGTTTGTCTTGCCACTTCGTGATCGGCACTACGATACCTTTGCTTGCGAGATTTCTTCCAGCTGCAACTTCTGGTGATGAGGTAACGAGGGATTCGGAATGCCAATCACTCGAAAATATCTTGGCGCCACCGTATTGCCGCTCTTCGTCAACAGCACCAGCTGATCGTCCTTGGCCACGTCCTGATCCGGCTCGCAGTAGCCCGTGTGCGTAAGGTTCATACGCAGCTGCATGGCCATGGCCTGTTCCTTCGCGGAGGCAACGAACTCCCGGAAGGCAATCTCTGAGGCGATGGTGACGTACGCCTTTTCGAAGCGGCCGCTGCCTCGGGGAATTTCTTGAAGACGCTGCACCATCGCAGTGTCTACGAGCAGATGGGTGATGCTCATTGCTACTCCACTCGAACGTACTTCGCCAGTCCGCGCGCGACCGAGGGAGTGAGTCCGCCGGTTTCTTCGGTGGCGTCTTCAACTCCGCCGTACGATGCGGACCAGTCACCGAGCGACTCGGACTTGATAGTCGGGTCTCGGTACTGCGACATGAACCGCGATCGCACTTCTCGTGCCGCCAATCCCTCGATATCTTTCGGCAGCGTCTGGCACTGAATCGCCACGTACGATCCGGACTCCGTCACCATGTTCCCGGGCAGTACACGCGAGACCGAAAGCTTTGTGAGCGTGCGTGCCAGCACGGTGAACTTTCCGTTGTTGCCGGCGTTCGAAAATCCGGTCACCGTTACGCCTTCGCCGGAAACGAGAATGGGCCAGAACGTGACGCCATCGACCAGCTCGAAGGAGTTGTCCACTGCACTCGCCACGCAGGATCCGCTGGCGACGATGTTGTCTCCTGGGAGTAGGTAGCCGCCCGAGTAGGTGAAGGCCAGATCCTGTCGGCCCGGCATGATGGCCGGATCCTGTTCAATCCACTGGTTCATCGGCCGAGTGTCCGGCCATCGATCTTCCAGATAGACGAACCCAGCTTCAGGATTCGACACTGAGTATCCACTGACCACTGTTTCTCGGTTGAGTACCTGAGTGACTCCCGCCGCAGGCACCGGAGTGACGCTCAGTACCTGAACACTACGACCGTAGCCAACCTGCCGCTCGGTTACGGTTTGACGGATCAGCGGCCAACCAAGGTACGTGATGATCTGTGCCGACGCTTCCTCAATGAGGTTGGTCAGTCGATCATCCTGCGCGGTATTGGTCAGTCGAAGCTCTTGACGCATCCGACTCAGGGTGACCAGAGCCGTCGTGCGCGGTGCTTCTACGATCGTAATGTTCATGACAGCCTCGTGTCGCTAGCGCTTCTGTGGGCCGACGGTCGTCTGCTTGTCTTGCGGCTTGCCCGGATCCTTGTTGTCGTTTTTGTCAACTGACTTTGCCACGTCGCCCTCGTCTTTCTTTGGAGCCGAAGGCGGAATGACTTTCACCGCGACCCCGCGCTCGATCAAGTCCTTCTCGACCTCGTCTCGGAAGGTTGCCAGTTCGTCCTTTGAGTATGCCCGCCACGAACGTTGAAATCGAATCATGCCTGAGGGACCTCCGTCCCCATTTGCTTCGAACGATTGCTGTTGGCTACGACCGACTCCAGAATCGCCAGATGGAATTGATCGCCGATAGTCTTCCACGAGTACTTCGCATCACGCACCAGCGCCACCCCGGCCTTCGCCAGACCCTGGCGGTACTCAACGTCTCGGTACATCCGATCAATGGCCGCAACGAACTGCGCTCGATCGGGCACTCCGCCGATGGTGTTGATGCGTTTGTCGGTCACCTCGAACGACGTGATGTCCACGTAGTGCACGGCACCACGCGGCCACTCACCGAGTGCAGAGTATCGACCGACAATGCTGGCCACGCCACAGGCCATGGCTTCCATCGTCGTCAGGCCCCATCCCTCGCCCATGGCCGTGCTCATGAGACAGTCCATCAGGCTGTAGAGATCTGGCATGTCGGTTTCGTTGATTCCGGCACCCGGACGCATTTTCGGGTTGGTCATGATCAACTGTTTCCAGACCCCGTAGTACCGAGCGAGGTCGATCAGGTCCCATCCCTCGTCTACGTTGGAGCAGTGCAGGTAGAGGAACGCGTGATCCGGCATGCCCGCCGACACCCACCACTCGGTGAAGTATTGAATCGTCAGGTCCAACCGCTTTCGCTTGGAGTTGCGGTTGACGTTGCCAATGATGAACGCCTTCTCGGGATCGATGCCTTTCGGAAATCCGAGACGTTTGCGACCGATCATCCGATCCTTCGGCTGATAGATCATCGTGTCCACGCCGTGCGGAATCACTGAACAGGGCCCCGCATACCCGCCGAGCGCCAACTCCTTCTTGCCGAAGTTGGTGTACGCGATCGCGTGATTTAGTCGATTCAATCGCTTGGCCGAGTTCTGATTCGGCGCGTCGACAGGCATGTAAGCGAGCACGGGCACGTTCGGATGAATGACCTCAAGATAGTCCGCGATGATCCAGGGGTCGTTGACCAGGAGCACCGCATCCGGCCGGAGCATGTCCAGCATCCCTGGGAGTCGACCGATGCCGTGTGAATCGCCTCCGAGCACTGCGGGATAGATCGGGTACGGATACGAATGGGGATCGCCATGATAGTTGACGCCGAGGATATGAATCTCCCATCGGTCTTTCAACTGATCCGCCAGGTTGTGAACGACGCGAGCGAAGCCGGTTTGTGAAACCGCATCGCCAACAATAAGTAACTTCATCGGATGGCCTCCCAGAATCCCTCGGTGATTGTTTTCCAGTTAAAGATCTCAGCGACTTGGGCTCGCTCCGCCGCGGTCACCACCCGCACCGGTTGAGACATGATGGCCAAGAGATACGGCACGAGTTCCGACGGGGCCACCTCCGGAACGTACTCGGCGTGTTCGCCAAACCACTGGCGGTAGTGAGGCGAGTCGAACACAATCGGTCGTGCACCGGCCATCAGTCCCTCGAGGACCGGCAATTCGAATCCTTCAATGCGCCGCAGGCCGGCAACGAACCCGCACTGCGACCAGAAGTCGCTTAGGTCTTCGTCGCTGATCCCGTCGGCGTACGTTACGCTCCCGGCCCCTAGTTCGAGATTGGGTCCGAGATGGAACATTCCGCGACCGAGCGCGTTGCACACTTCGTAGCACTCGCGCACGCCTTCCGTATCTGCAATTCGACCGGACGTGCCGATCAGATAGCGTTTACGAATCGGCGACGACGGACGGAAGGTCGCGTCAACGCCCAGCGGACGAATGTAGAAATTGATCCCGGGATCCACCTGACCGTCTTCCGCAATCTTCGCGGGCAAGTCATAGTACGACCAGACTCCGCGAGCACGTTGCCAAACATCCAGCCAGTCCTTTGTATTGGGAAGCTCTGTCGTGCGTAGGCAGTACTGCACCACCGCATACGGCAGATTCGGATCCGGTCCATTGCCCAGCCAGTGTTGCCGCTGGCCGTTACCGACCATGTGCACAATGTGCAGATCGGCGTCCTTCGGATTGCTGACAATCGTCGCCCAGCCAGGGCGGTACATGCGTAGCGCATTGGCCACGCGCTTAATCCCGAGGGACATCCAGCCCTCAGGTTCCAGGTACACTTTCATTCCGGCCTCCCACTAGATGCGTTCAGCCATGCATTCGGGTTCGTGATTTCTTTCCACGGAACCGGGCGCGCACTTGGGGTATTGCGTCCTGCACAGATCGTGCAACTCTGCATTGCTGTCGGCTGATTCAAGAACTCGACAATCTTCTCTTCGGTTAGCTGGTCATCCACTTTCAGTCCGTCCGAACCTTCGGGGCGTCCCTGGAGCAGTTTCGGTATGTACGGACTTGTGCAGCAGCGGTAGAAATAGCCGTTGTCAAGTACGCGACTGAACGTTTTGAACCAGCAGGCGTTGTACTTCGTTTGCGTTGTTGCCGGATCCGTGTCCGACGGCTCCAGCAATTGTGTAAAGTTCGGGAACCTCCGTTCGTCATTGATTCGAAGTTCAACTTCGAGATTGTTGCACTTGTACTGAATACGTTCAATGTCTTGATCGGTGAGCTTGCCAGGGTACACCGTCATGACAATCTTTTGATTGCGAATGGCACGCCAGAAGTTCGAATCATCCAGGCGCAGCAGTGTCTGTCCGTTCGTCCAGAGCTCGATGATGTTCGCAATGCCGGAATCACGAGCAATTTGAATCAGTGCCGGCAGATTCGGATGCAGCGTAGGCTCGCCTCCGAGCATGCCGTACGCATCCACGTGAACGAACTTCGAGAAGATGCGCAAGTCGCGTTCCATCTGCTCGGTAGCAATCATGGACGACTTGAACAGCGGCACTTGCATTGGCACGAAATGATTGCAGGCAATGCAGCGGTTCTGGCATGCCGCAGTGACGTTCGTTTCGAGATGCGGCAAATGAATCACTGACGCACCTCCAATGCTCCGATGCCGCCCCATGTGCTATTGATCGACCACTCGTGTGCAATGAACTCATCGCGTACTTTGAGCTCGTTCCAGAGTTGATCGACTCGACAGCCCGCGTTGCGATGCAATTCCGTATCGAGAATGTCGTGAAACGCGATCACTCCACCTGGCCGCACCATCCGATGGTAGCGTTCGAAGTCGTCGAGGACGCCTTCATAGGTGTGATCGCCGTCGATAAAGAGCAAGTCCACCCGCCGCTGGAGCAGATCCCACACCGGCTGCGCCACGGCAGGGTCGTGCGAGTCGCCAAGCACGCTGTGAAACCGGAGCCCAATCTGTGAGAGCAGCCGGGCATTCCGCCGTTCCATGGCCCGAATGTGCAATCCATGGTCCCGAGCGCCGAAGCGGCCGTCCGGCAGGTCAATGGAGACAATTAACCCCGGCGCAATCCCGCCCCAGAGCACCGTAGTGCCGCCGTGCAGCGACCCGATTTCAAGGACGTTGACCGGCTTCCTCGCCTCCATCCACTCCGCAAACGGCCGAATCTCTTCCTCGTGCTGGTGCATACCGAAGTCGCACGCGGCCTTCCAGACCTCTGGCGTCACGCGGCACCGCCAATCTGGGCCGCATAGCCGTCCCGAAGCTCGCAGGTACGCCATGCCGGATAGGTTGGCAGCAGTTCCGGGACGTTGAACGCCTGCATACCGCCATTCCCAGAGCCGGGCTGGATCGAATCGTATCGATCCGCAATCGCCATCCGCTCCTGCAGGGACTTGACCGCGAACTTGTGATGCTCAATCACCACCGGCGCTTCGTCGCCGCCGCCGAAGGGAGAGCCCGCATGGATCCATCGACGTCCGCCAGACTTCGCCCGCACACTCAGTCGGGTCTGGTGATCCGGCCATAGCTGGGGATGAAGACTGACGCGTCCGTCAGACAGAATGTGCGCGCGTGGAAATTTCCAGTGGTCCGATGCGAGGAACTGCTCCTCTCGCAGCCACTGCACCATTGCCGGAGAACACCGCTCGTCATCGTCGAGCCGCAGCACGTATCGGCCGGCAGTGTATTCGAGTGCCTCGTCCAATACGCTCTCGATGTAGCCCTTCGACACGACCGCACCGATCATCGGCGCTTGTTTCCACTCGATCTGAAGCTTGAAGAATGCATCTTCGCCATCCGCCACCACGACGTGCTCTGCGTTCATTGACGCGGCGAGAGCATTCATATGCATCAAGAAAGGAATCGAGAACGATTCCGCCTTGGTTACTGTTAGGATGGACAGGGTCAGCATATGAATTCCTTACTACTGTATCAACGTGCCGTGGGGTGAGCGACCGACTCCGGAATTTCATCCGAGGAGGCCGAGCACCGATCCTGGCGTACCGGTACCCTATTCCGAACTGGTCCCGGAGCTTCCCAAGGGTCGCTCACCCACACGCTTGTTGACTACGCGGACTGGAACGTCGCCGGCACCGCGGTTTCACCGCCGCCGTAGACGATCGTGCCCCAGAGTTCCGCCGTTGACGATCCCGAGGCAGTCAGCGTGCCCGTGAGCGTCGGACGAACGTAGTCGTGTGCTCCGACGAGGTTGAAGTCCACCTCGACGGTTCCCTTCTGTGCCGCGCCGCTGTTCAGACCGGAGATCACCGTGGTGCCCGATCCGCCCGCGAGCGCGCTGTACGTGTTGCCGTCCTCGGAGTGCTTCATCGTCGCAACGATCGTCAGCGACTGGCCCGACGGGATGGTCGCCTTGTATCCGACAACGAGTTTGGCACTGAGGTGCAGCGGTCGCTTCGTCGTTCGCTGGAACGCTTCTCCGTCAGTGGCGGCGAGGTTGCCCACGCCGACACCGAACAGAGTGCGATCGAATGCGAAACGAGAAGTGATGTATGCGCCAATGTTGAGGCCATTCACTTCCATGAGTCTCTACGTCCTTTCTAGGAAAGAGAAATGAGATGCGCGCCGACTACTCGGTCGCGCCTCCCGGAGTCCACTGCACGCCCGCCAGAATGGCCACCGACTCGTCGTGACGCAGCACGATGTCGTGCTCCATCAAGATGCGCATGACCGTCTGATCGAGCGAGAAAGCGGAAACGGATTCGCCGTTCTCGTTCTTGTACGACGCATCCTGCGACAGAGCGATTTCCATCGCCATCGAGTCACCGATGACGACGTCATCGAAGTCGGCGAGGTAGATCTCCGACTCATTCGCACCGCTGCCGAGGTTGCGCGGAATCTGGGTGGTCTTCTTGAACGGCCAGCCCCAGAGTTTGCCGGTCAGCATCTCGTCGCGGAACGCATAGCGTCCGAGACCATCGCGCAGGGTCATGAGGAACATGGCCACACGCGGATGCAGCATCCAGCCCGGATTCGAGAACGCGACGTTGTTCTCTTCCAGCGCGAGGATCAGGTTGCCCAGATCGCCCGTGACGGAGTCGAGGTCGTACGTGCCGCCACCCGTCTGCGTGAGGACGTTCGCCGTCGCCGCCTGGTAGCGGAGACCCTTCGGCGAATAGTCCGTGCCCTGAGCGCGGATGAAGGAGATGTCTTCCTTCAACGAAGCCGCACGCAGCGCGTCGTTGCGCACCAGCTGCGCGACACGCGGACCGCCCCGACGGAGCAGATCGTTGGACATCGGCACCAGCACGGACAGCTTGCGAGCCGTGAGACGCTTGATGCCGAACGACTGCTGACTCTTGACGAGATCCGAACTCTCACCGATGTAGTAAGCCGATGCGGCCGCGGTGAGCTTCGGAATCGTCATGCTGCCGCTGCCCATCGGGACCACGACGGTACCGAACGAGCGGACAGCCGCACGCGGAGTGAGCAGGTCGATGAAATCGGACGAGACCTGCTCCTGCACGAGCACTCCGCCCGCGCTGGACGTGGACGACTCGAGCGCCTTGATGATGCCCTCGTTAATCTCCTTGTTGCGGGCATCCTTCTTGAGATTGTCGATGGCCTTCTCGGAATCTCCCTTCGTGAGTGCGAGTGCGCCGATCACTCCGCCCAGAAGAATGCCCTTCTGTTCGGCAACGGTCGCCAGCGTCACCCGGCCATTGCCGGAACCCTTGGCGCCATCGATCCACGACCCGTGCTCGACCACCCGCTTCTGCAGGGGTTCGAGTTTCTCTGCGACGATCGTGCCGCAGATCGTCTTGACGTGCGCGAGGACTTCCTCGGGCGACATCGACTTCGGTTCTGCCATAGTACCCTTCTCCTTCTCTGTGGTATGGAAACGACCGGCCGACTAGTCCACGCGCCCGGTCAACTCGTTGAACTTCTCCGTCACGCCATCCGTGACAGCGGCGCGCAGGGCCTCCTCGGTGATCGCGAAACCGCCGTGGCTGCCGCCTTTGTCCTCTACTTCGTCCTTCTTCTCTTCGACTTTCTTCTCCTCCGGGGCCAACTCGCCGACGATGGTGCGGAGCAGCGCCTTGGCTTCCGGACGGATCGTACGACCGCTCTTGACCAGCGACTGCAACTGCTGCAGACTCTTCGTGGCGTCGGTCACCGCCACATCGAAGCTCGCACATGCGGACGCTTCCGCTTCGCTGTCGTGCGAGTGGCTTTTCTCGCCACAGTCCCACCGATCCACCTTCTTGACAGTGGTCGTAGGTGTGGGAGGCTCCTTCTTCTCGGTCTCGTTCATCTTCTTGTCTCCCATGTCCAGGATCAACGCACGACCACTGGGTGCGGACACTGCCCGCAGTACTTCTGTGCGATGTCGCGCTTCATCGTCCAGCCCAGATTTCTCGTCCAGGACCTTTTCGGCCCAATCGTACAGTGGACGAATGTCAATTCCCTTGCTCCGCGCCTGCACCAGTGCGTCCGGATTGCTCGGCACCGGTACCGTGCTGTACTCGAGGAGTCCCTGCTTCTCGTAGTTGACGCCGTACTTGCGATCGGCCGCCATGGTGTACGCAATCGGCATGAAGCCGACGCTCACCGCATGCATAAATCCCTTGGCGTACATCTGGTAGGTCATGTACGCGAAAGGATTGATCTCTTTCGGCACGAACTCGCAGATGCTCTTCCACTTGTTGCCCTGTCGCGTCAGTGACTTCGCATTACCCACGGGTAGCGCGTAGTGATCGTGGCACCACAGGACCACCGGGTTCTTCAGGTAGTCATCGAAGTCCCAACCATCTGGATTGAGGATGTCCTGGTCCCGATCGACCCGATCACTGGTGATGACGAACTCGATCAGCCGTGAGTCGTCACCGCCAAGGGCCTTGACTTCGGATCCCATCTTGGCGATGACCTCGATCTCGGCGGTGTTGATCGATGCCGGATCCTTTACGGACCGGATGAGTTCTCTGAACCCGTCCAATCCTAGGATGCGACGCTTGATTGACTCGGTCATGCTGCTGCTCCTGTCTGACGTACAAACTCGGCCATCACGGCCTTTCGCTGGGCCTCGAAACCTGAGGCCATCGCTCGTCGCAACTGTCGTTCGAAGGGTGCCCGAGCCGATTCGAGATCCTTCCACATTAGATATCGATTCCCTCGTACGGAACGATCGCCCACCTTGGGCAGAATCCCACATCGGCAGTTGATATCTTCCTCGGCGACTCCGAAGTCACCTGGGTAATCCGCCGACGCACCCGAGGGACTGTCGAACTCTTCATCGACATCCCGGACTTGGCCGTCCATATCGGAGTGCGTATCGCGCGTGGTGTCGTCTTGGGTCGCCTGCCATTCCTTCTGCTCGACTCCCGCCTGTTTGAAAGCCTGCTTCGTCGCGAAATTACCCGCAGTCGCGACCTCCGTCCGGGCAATGGCAACTGATCGGCTTCCTTTAGCAACATCAAACACTCGTGCAAGAGACTTGCCCATCTGCTCGTAGGTATCGCCGCGTTGGACGCCTCGCTCGAGCACGGTACGGATGCGGTCTCGCGTGTGTTCATTTATCTTTCCGGTAATTCTCGTCGCGCCCCACTGCTTCAGATACCGTGCCACCGCGGGGTTCTCGGTATTGAACGAAATCGAGGTACCAATCGATCGCATACCCCGACTACCGAAGGCAGAGACCGTCGACCTGATGATCGGCTTCCCTCGCCGAATCAATTCTCCGGCATCCACCTTCGCGACAATGCTTCCGATCGTCATTCGTCAACAGCATCGCGGTTTGGACCGATGTCCGCCGCGAGATCTCT